AACTTAATCCTTCTTCTTAGAAAACTTCTCCGCGCCTGCGATACCAAGTCCTGCAATTACAATATACATGATAGAATCATACATGAACCGTTCAACATCATAGTCCCAGAAAAGATTGGCAACAAAACCCATCGCAATCAAAAAGACGCAGAGAAGAGTGACAAGACTCTTCGATGATGGTGAACCGTCACTGTCTGCCATAATGCCTTTAAGATATGCTAGAATTTTTTCCATTTCTTATCTCCTTAGTATCCTTCGCTCCATTGAGCAAATTCTGGGTCTTTAATTAATACTAAATCAAAAACAGCGGTTGCTCTAATGTTATTCGTGTTTGCATATGCTCGAATATCAATGTCACTTTTTTCCGGTAACTCTAGAGGAATAGGAAAATCATATTGATAACCATTGGGAGAAACTTCCGCTTGATGTCCTATGCGAAATGCACCGACTCCGCCATAACGAACATACATACCCAAGGTCATATCTGCGCCTGCTTGCACCGTGGCATCACCCTTGAAGATATAACCTTTATAACCAGCGGGAATAGTATAGACTGCCATCAGAGTCTGCGCTTTGTCCGCCTGAATTCTTGCAACCGTGGTAGTATCACGTTGAATGTTGATTATGCCTACATTAGAAGCAGAACCATCAAAGAATGCTCTGAATACGCGACTAAACACCTGAGTACCAGTATTATTATTTTGTGTCGTGATATTAATAACTTCGGTTACTTGATTGAAATCGGCATCTAACCCTGAAATTGTAACCGTGTGCCCGATATCAGAGGTACTGGCACAATCCACATTTAATACACCAGGTGTTGAGAATGCGGACCATGGATAGATAGTATCAGCAATATCCCAGATAGTGGATTTGGTATTAGTGGAAATTTGAGGAGTTGCACCGAACTTATGCACCACAGATGCACCGCGAACCTTACCTCTTGCAAGATTCAATATCGGAAAGTCTTGCAAAATAAAGTTAGCCATTTAATAATCCTACAAATTGAGTGAATGATAGTGTCTCATGAAGACCCATACCCCGGCGAACGTCTTTATAAAGTTCGCTCTTGTGTTTGGTAGACATGGCACTAGGTGCCATCTTATGAAATTCTTTTTCATTACCAGCAGAGGCATGTTGGCGCATCTTAGTACCAGAAGCACCTGCTACACCTGTGTCAGCATCCGAACGCTCTTTACCTACTGTATGAATAGTAATCTTTTTGAAGTTGTAATGGCCATGACGACCTTCTTTACCATTATACTTATGTGTCAGCGCATGAAACTCATGTGCGCGGTCAGAACCAACGTGTAAATGTAGGTGTGTGACACCTTCACTATGAAGTCTTGACAATTGATGTAGCAGAGTGGGATGTTCTTTATCTAACAGACGAACATTAGCACCAGGAAATGCTCTCTTGGCGTGTTTCAACTTCTGTTCTGGTGACAAAGGGTTCTTCTTGGCATCATGTGTGCCAGTAAGAACGATTGTATGTCCGTGTGAACCAGCAGTCTTACGAACCTGGTTGACAACAGCTTCATGACCGACAGTAATCGGATTCATTCTACCTTGTGTGATATGATGGTGGACTTCGCTCATTTCTTACCTCTGCTGGCTCTTAGTATGGCGCTACGTTCGCGGTTTGCCTTTGAGAAACCTTCGCGGTCAACAACCTTTAGGCCATGGGCGACATAGCCTTCGCCACCAGCGGCAGCACCATTGATGTGTGTCGAGAACCCACCACCACCAGCGCTATCCAATCCTCTAGCAAGATGGTTTGTTGCTTGTTGTAAGTGATGGTGAATTTGAAACGATCTTTGGAAGTGTTTCTTGTTGGCGTCTACCTGTGATAGATGAGTATTCATAGTAGCAGTCTTGCGCTCTTTGGCAGCCGCAGTCTTTACAGCATCTATCAGTTTTTGGTGTGAAGTTTCCAGATGTTTTCTGTATCCTTCGACTGAAGGTTTTTCACCACTTGAAACCGTTCTATTGATGTATGTTCTTAGGTGTGTTTCGTGGCCAGGTAGATGGTGATACGAATGACTTTTCATTAGCTTTTCTGCCGCAGTCAGATGTTCTTCTGCTTGAGACTTAACCGTAGAATGAAGTTTGCGCTCTTTATCCGATACAAGATGTTGTACCATGTGAACATCAGGATGTGATTGGAAGTGCGACATGTCCGTGATAGGATGCGCAGTTCTTTCTGGACCCTTTAGCTCCGTGTGTATAGTAACGCTAACCTTGGACCTCTTTAGCTTCTTTGCTTCTTCGCTGCCAGCCTCTGCACGATATTCAATGGTGTTAGGAGCATGGGAAATATGCGTAGAGTATTCTGATCTTCCAGATGGTTCGCTCATATATCCACCTTGATATTCGCCAGGCTTTTTAGGAAGAACTTTACCCAAGTGGGCATGAAGTGCTTTAAGTGGACCTACTAGATATGGTTTATGACCGTGTTGCTTTTCAATGTCGTCAGCAGAATAGTTGTAGTGGGAACCTGCACCCTTATACTTTACACCAATCTTACCCTCGGGTGTGCGAACCACATGAAAGGACATTCTATCATCTATCTTACGTGTAGATGGTGTCTTCCCATGGGCAACACCACGCAGAGTTTCCAATGCGTGGTGTGCAGCTTCTTTACTATCAAACGATCTATCGGAGGGATGCTCAATATGAGCAATACCACCGGTATGTACCGCTTCTGTGATGAATTGTGTCAGGGTTAACATAGGGTTCCATCTCTATAAATTACCCTATATTTATAACATTTTCGAATCACATTCTCTCATTTCTGTCTACTATTTTATAGTAGCATATTCTGAGGAAATGTCAAGCGGTATTTTTATGGTAGTATAGCATCCAATTCTTCGGTGACATCTACTGCGCTAAGATCGATAGGCGGAAAATCGATGGCGCCATTTAGATTGACTTGAAATGTTTCAGAATTGGTGGGTGCATCTGCGAAATAAACTTCAAAGCCAGCAACGGTTTCTCTTGTAAATGCATCTCCACCTTCAAACATATGGGCAACTTTGTCCAGTTCCTCATTAATCATTTCGAAGGTTGGTTCGCCACGAAAATATTTGACAATGTATTCTTTGCCGCCCATAGTTTTCCATAAAGGCAAATCTTGGCTGCCAACATTTACCCAAACGAAAGACGACACTACTAACTTTAATTCAACATCCATAATATTTCCTAAATTTTGGTGCGCCGTGCAGGACTCGAACCTGCTGCCTCAAGATTAGAAGTCTCGCGCTCTATCCAGATGAGCTAACGGCGCATAGTTTCTTATACTACATTTATAACAAGTTGTCAAGTCAAAATTCAAACTTTGAAAAATCTCTTCGCTTACCAATGGTAGTATTTTCAAACACAGGAACATCGTCTTGACCTGAGTCCATGATGCCAGCTTGAGCATCATCTTCCAAATCATATAACTTCATCTTACCACGGTCAATACCAACCATGAACCGCTTGTTCATTCCAGGGTCGTTGTAGCGATTCTTCAACTGTTTGACCATCAACTGACCCATCTTGTCAAGTTCTTCTGTGGCGATTAGGGCAAACATCAAGTCAGCGGTTGCTGGTAGACCGAATGATTCCGAAGTATCTGTCAGTTCAACGTCGGAGTTGGCATAACCACTACGGGTTGTCTGAGTGGCAGAAACGATTGGTAAATCAAACTCTACAGCCAGACCACGGAGTTCTTCTGCGATGCCCTTGATGACAGTGTATGAGTTGGCACCAGATGATGCTTTGTACCGACTAGAGGCACAGATATTCAGATAGTCAATGAAGATAACATCTGGCTTGAAGTTTCGCTTCAACTGGAGTTCGTTCAACAGAGCCTTGAAGTGGCCAACATGGGCGCTGGCTGTTGGATATTCTTTGACAATCAAACGACCTTCTGTCTTTGAACGTATCTTTGCAATACGCTGGTCGAACATAGACTTGGACAGGTCCTTGAGTTCTTGGATGTTGACGTTCATCAAGTTGGCGTCGATACGTTCTGCGATACGTTCTTCTGCCATTTCCATGGTGATATACAGAACGTTCTTGTTCTGTCCCAAGGCACCAGCGGCCATATGACACATGAACAGCGACTTACCAACACCAGTACCAGCAAGGGCAATGTTCAATGTCTTGTTTGGCAGACCACCATTGGTAATCTTGTTGAACATTTCAAGGTCAAACGGCAGCTTAGTTTCTGCGCGGTGATAGAAATCAAAACGGTCTTCGGCGTTATCGATGTAGTCATGGCCTACGTTGTTGTCGAACCCTACCGACAATGCATCTTGAAGAATGGAGGGAATACCATCTTGCGAATGAACCTTGTCTTCACCATCAATAATCTGAATAGATTGCATGATGGCATTATACACCGCTCGGTCTTTACAGAACTTTTCAGTCTGGTCTAGAAGCCACTTCTCATTGGCATCTACGTCATCATCAAGTGCAGTCAGAGTTTCGGTGACATGTTGATACTCTTTCTCATTTACCTTGCGGTCATTCTGTAGAGCAATGTTGATGGCATCAATTGTCGGAAGTGAATTGTATTTTGTCACAAACTCATTGATGTACCGATAGATTAGCCTCTCGGCATTATCTGAGAAATATTCATCTTTGATGAATGGGATTACCTTACGCAGGTAATCCTCATCCGAAATCAACTTACTTAGGATAATAGTTTCAATCTTCTTCTGCAATTGCGATATCCTCTAGTTCAAAATCTTCTTCATAATCATTAGCAATCTTCATACAACATTCTTCACATACCCACTTCTCAAAAGTTAGGCCATGTTCTGAACCATGAAGACAGATTGCGGCATCTTTCTTAGGATTGATGCCGCAACCACATTGGTCACAGATTTTCGTATTCTTCTGAAATATCTTCGTCAGGAATTTCCACATTTTCACCCTCCATCATTTGTCCACCTGCCATACGATACCGCTTCTCAACCCACTCACTAAAAGTTGGGTCAGTCAACACTGGCATCCAGAATTCTTTGTTGTATGTATCATTCAGGCGATACTTCTTTTCTTCTGTTGCCAGCTGGTACCAACCGTTAGAAGGTTTGATTACGTGGCCGCTTTCAAGAGCAATGTCTAGCAGGCCAGACCATTTGCTGATACCACCTTCGAAGGTAACTTCAATAGGAATCTTGG